ATACTTGGTCCTTCTTCATTAAAGAACCTTTCCAATCTATCATCTAAAACCTCATTAATCAATACCTTAAGTTCTTCTCTAAGATTAGGTTCAATTAAAGGTAATGGTGTAGGATTAAATGGTGGATAGATTGGTTCACCATATTCATCTCTTGGATATACATTATCTGTACATCCCTTAGTAGAAGGTCCACTTAGACCTTGTGTATCTATCTTATCCTGCATATGCTGTTGATGCTAATGAGAAGGATAGAAATAAAGAAGTTAACATTATAGTTAACCTAGACATCCACCACATAATTTCATGTTTTAATTCATTGTTTTTCATTGTACACCATCCACTAAACAATAGTCAATAAAATGAGGATGCCCCTCTAAATTAGGAACATCCTCTTTTGTATGTTGTATTGCTTCGTATGCATCTTTGGCATACTCACAAATTTCGTAATGATTGTTTAGTGTGTCGTGGTAACCGACAGTATAGTGGGACATGATCTTTCAACTCCACTGGTCAGTACTAATTATACACTGAAGGTGCTAGAGATGCAAGTAATGTGTATAAATGCTCATGCACCTGATGGAACAGATACAGGTTGCATTTGTTGCACTCTAATCATCTTACCACCATCCTGATCATCGTCATCATCATTGTTAAATGTACGTAGAAGCAATTCTATTAAAACTAATGCCACCATTGGATAAAGGCACCATAAGATTGCTACCATTGGTGAGATTTCATTTACTGCTAGATCGCCCATATGATAATAGGTGTTGAATTACTATTTAGTTAAACAAAATATGTAGTATAGGTATAAGCACTCACTAGACCCCAGAAAAGGATCATTGCTGCTCTACCATTGGCTCGTTGCCAGATTGAAGAATTAGACATTAGAAAATACCTGGAATGATTTGACCTGTAGTGATGTATGCACCCATTGCAGCAACGAATCCTATCATTGCCATCCAACCGTTAAACTTTTCTGCTTCTGGTGTCATTAGAATACACCTGGTATTAATTGTCCTGTTGTTAGGTAAGCACCAAGACCAGCGATAATGCCAATCATTGCCCAACGTCCGTTCTGTAGTTCTGCGTTTTCTTTCATTGTTCTTAGATTAAGTAGGGATAGAAGTTAAAGAGACCTTGCTTCGACTATGCAATGCCTGGTATGACCCATCCGAAGATGGCGTAGTTATGGATTGCTGCAAACAAACCGATCATCGCTAGACGACCATTAGTTCTTTCAGCATTCTTCCAGTAACCTTCGTAGTTCTCAACATACTCCATAGGAGGTTCTGCTGCGAACATATTTTGTTTACCATACTCGGTAGTTGTATACCGTTTGGCAGTTGTTGAAGTCATTTACGTATTGTAAAGAAACGTTACATAATTATATAGTAAACATTAAATCTTGTCAAGAAACTTTACATACGGACTCCCGAACAGAATTAAAGGGGTCTTATAACCCCTATTAGATTAACTTATATTAAGTAGTTCTCATCAAATAAAACAATGCATAATATGGAGGAACGTTCTTACCAACTCCACTAACACCATCAGAACCAGTACTACCAGTTACAGTATGATTGTGAGTATCGTCGTCAATTTGACCTGTGACATAATTACCTGGTTGTTCACTATCTCTATCAGAGACATTACCACCACCTCCACCTCCTTGAGTACCTACTCTAACTTGGTGATTATGAGAATCATCACCAGTTGCTAATGTTCCAGCACCATGACTGTGATCCACTACAACTGCATCAGCACTACCACCCTCATCATCTATTGATGCAGTAGATGGATTAGCAGTACTACCAACACCCAATACAAATTTATCTCTCAGATCTGGTGTGCCATTTTGTCCGTCACATATTTCCCAGTTAGTTAATGCTTCTGCTGCTACAAGAGTACCAGAATACATTATGATACCATTTATAGGTACCCATGAAGCAATAAGATTAGAGCTAAGTTTATCAGCATCTAACTGATCATCTCCTATAGCTTCTTTTGGTAACTTATAAACCATTTTATGATGTCCTCTTTATAAACGCTAATGCAAAGTATGGAGGCAAGTTCTCATTAGTTGCTGGATCTCCTTGTGAATCTGTACCATGTGTATGCTGACCATCAAAGTCCACACCACCACAATTACCATTATCAGAACTACCAGCAGGTGTTTGACTCAGAGAATTACCACTACCTTGTTTAGTGAATACTCCAGTAGCAGTACCACCACCTTGATCGAAGGATTCAGAAATACCATTAATAGAACCAGTTAGAGTTATAGATGTTGAGTTAGTTGTATGACTGTGTGATACTAAGGTTGCATCTGCACTACCACCAGTAGCATCTTGTTGTAAGTTTGGATAGGAAGTGTCAGCACCATCTTGACCTGAATCTTCCCAAGCACCTACTATAAATTTGTTTCTTAAATCTGGTGTGCCATTAGTACCATCACATAATGCCCATCCAGTAAGAGCAGATGCAGCTGCTACTGTACCAGACCACATTATGATACCCCCTATAGGTACCAAAGCATTCTTTACATCTGTTGCAAGTATGTCTTGTGTAACTGCCGATGGATCTAAAGCATTCGTTGGTAACTTATATACCATTGTCCAAAGTTATTTTATTTCTATTTATCTTTCTTATCAAAAATAAAAGGACCATTCTCAGATCCCCAAACTTGTTTACCATTTTTATCAATACCACCATCAATAACCACGTAGTAATTTGGTCCTAACTCTACTCTACTAACAAGTTCAGCACCCTTTACCATAACACCAGGTTTATTGACTCCTCTATAAACTTTTCCCATCTTCTGAAAGATTAAATCATTGACAGGATTCTGTACTAAGATAACATCACCTTTAGGAACTATGACAATATCTTTTGATCTATATGGTTCTTCCTCATGACTATATCTCTGCTCACAATGAAAAGAAAACTCACCAGTTCTCTGGTGAGTCAAATATATATGGGCAAATGATGTTGGGTTTGAAGATGCTTGTGCCCAGTTGTCATACTCACCTTCAAACCAATCTACAAACTCCACTATATTACAAAAGTAGTTAACCAAGCATAACCAATCAACCAAGCACACAGTCCACCAAGTACCTTATAATATTTCCTTATAGGTGTACCAAAATACTGTTGACCAATCATTAAACATTTATGTGCTGGTGATAGTAAGTAACCTGAGTACTCAGTTGCTAAGAACCATACAAGATACTTAGGACCAAAGATTGCTACCAATGCTGAAGTCATACCAGCATACTTACCTGATGATCCCATTATCCATGCTGCTATTGCTGCTACAATACTAACAGGAATAAGCATAGAAGGATCTGCACCCTTAAGATACTCCATAACAGGTCCATTAATCTGCTTAACAATACCACCTAGTGCAAGAACTACTGTTGCTATGATTGCAAACTGTCCATTAAGATACTTACCCCAGTTCCAATCCTTACATAGGATACTATAGTAACATGCCATAGCACCGAACCAAGGGAAGAAGAATATAGCACCACCCTTACCTGTTGTTAATAAGAACCATAGGGTAGCAATAAATGGTGCCCAACCTCGTAGTGCCCTCTGCCAATCAAACTCTCTAATGTTACTCATGTCAGGTACAACACTCTCAGGATCTACCTTAGAGAATATGTACCACCAAGTATATGCTAGGCATATAATAAGTGGGACTATAGTGTATTCAAGATACTTTGTATAACTTATACCTAATACTGCCATTGGTAATACCACTGTCTTCTCTAGTGGTGACCACCAATAGTAATGATGTGTTGAAAGATAATCTATAATACCAAATGCACTTCTCTTCCTTTTATCTGGAGGTGCTATCGCATCAAGTAAAGGTGCTGAGAGGGCAACTCTACCAGGAATAGGAAGAATGCCACCAAATATAGAAGTAAGTATGATAAGAATTCTGTTGTCTTTGACATACCTTTTAATTAATGAGTAAACGTCATCAAGTACATGATAATTTCTAATGAATCCTCCAAGGATCATGATACCAAAAATGTAACCCATGTAGAGTTCATTCTTTAATATAGATTCAATCATAATAAGTTAAATGATATGATAGTCCGAGGGACTTCTGATTTATTTATTGGTGCCTCATGAAGGACAAAAGCAGGGAAGAGAAATAGATCTCCTTCTACTGCATTAGGTCTAAAGATCTGATGCACCTTATCATTAGGTGCAAAGAAAGGTCTATAGAATGTAGTTGATTGATGAACCTCTGGATTAAAATCAGCATAGAATACTGCTGACCAACCATCATACCCATGATCATGTGGTGTATGATAATCATTCTTTTGTGATGTCTGCCACCACAATCTAGTAACTCTTTCGACCTTTAATTTCTTATGTAAAGGTTCTAGATATGGATGAAGCATATTGAGAAACTCAATGTGTTCATTATAATCAAAGGTATCCCAGTAACTAGTGGTTATAGAGTCATCAGTATTCTGAGATACTCTCTCTGGATTCTTTACCCTAAGATTAGAAAGGACAGACCCTTTAAGGTCTGCCCATTCGTTGATGTGGATATGATGATGGGGTATTTCAAACACTATACTAACATATTAGATTCCAATAGATCCGCTTCGACTTGATCTAAGATGACATTGTAATCATCTTCAGGATCCTGATATAATTGAATCCCTTGATCTTCGTAGTACCTAGTTAACTTTCGATACAACTTAGGATAATCAAGATCGAGTGCGACTTGACCTTCTATTGCATCAGTTAACTTTCTTAGATCTGATTTGAACTTTGAATAGAACTTTGTACTAGACATTGTTTTATCGTGGACAGTTAGAGTTTACTATAAAATGACAGGTTTGTCAACCGAACTCTTCTTGACGACGACGTTCCAAATAAGATATGACTTCTTCTTTCCACTCCATCATTTCATGGTAGCACTCTTGGTTGTGAGCACAACCACGTAAACGTGGGTCAGGTTTGTGAAGTGATTCTAGTAGGAGGGTCATACCATCTCTACGTTTTTGGTGTTTGTCTGTCATCGTATTTCAAAATCAAGTTTACGAACCTTTCGTTTACGACGGTCCTCTTGCCATTGTAACTGATCTTTAGTTAAAAAACTGTGATCCTTAATACTTTCTTCATGGTTGACTATGAGAACTTTAGATAAGTCCTCAGCCGAGATTGTATCATCTAATAACACCATCCTATTAGAACATCCACAGCACTGTGCTTTACTCGAACTAGTTAATTCTATATTACACTGGGTACATCTTACTATCATCACTTTGCATCCTGTTACTACTATTTATTATTTGTTACGATAGATACTCAAAATAATCTTTACGGTAGTACCTACCGAGAATATTACTGTTGTAGTATGCAGGAGTACCGTCTGTCATACTTTCAGTTAGAACACCATTAGAGAATAATAATCTTGTCTCTTCATAGTTGGTCTTACCCAACGTAGTATGTAAACTTAATATCTCTCTCTTAAAATTCTCTTTACCAAATTTCTTTATATCATCCTTTAACTCAGGGCATGATCCATAATACTTTTTCCAATCAGATTCTTGCTTTGATCTTCTAGTATGTCCTTTCTTCTTTCTAAAACTCCAAAAGTATTTCCTACCAATATACTTCTTTGAGGTTGACATATTTGTTATCAGATAACAAAAACCATAATATCCATTAACTAAATCTACATCAAAGATCTTATTCTCATACCACCATGGATTCTCGTACATACTATACCAATCACCTATGGTATATAGACACCTCCTGTCTTAATTTCTTTCAATTGTTTGGAAACTTCTTCTTGTATAAGTTCTTTCCTTTCTAGTTTAAATCTTTCAGTATTTTGATCGTATAAGTAAACAAAATGAATCATAAACATACTAAAATCAAATATAACCCACAGAGAAGTAACAAAGGAAATATAATGTATTGCCTTTGATCTAATAAATTTATTCATTGCCAACATTCGTAAAGAAAATTAGAATACATTCTCTCTTTCATTTGAAAGGTGTCGATCATATATTCCCAGTTGTAGTTATGTAGGTCATACCTGAATAATAAATCTTGACTCCTCTTTGAAGCATACTTCCAGAAAGGTGTATCATAATCACAACCATTCCTATAATGTAAGTTAATAAAAAGTATACACTCCTCAACTAACTTATTAAATCTAGGGTTAGGGTTTATACCCTTACACATAGCATCCATAATAATATTATTAATAAATCCATAAGCACCTATAGAAGTTGACTGAAGAGGTTCAAAGAACAATGCTCTGTTACCATTGACAAATACATTACCGTTCTTATTAACTATACTTGGTGCATGATAACTCTCAAAATTATAATGTCTGAAGTTGTCAGGACGACTACTATATCGTGGAGTATACCCATCTATACCCTCATCAACCATCCTTTGAATATCTGAGAATGCTTCTTGTTCTGTAGTGATCTGATCGTTAAACAAATATCCAAAGCTAACTCTATTGCTCAGAGGAATGCCAAACATCCAACCATTCTTGTGAGCAATATGATAACTATAATCCCATGAACATGGTTCCATAGAATCAAATACTATGGCACTATTAACATGAATAGGCAGTGGATTATCTGTACTCTTAACGAATCCTCTACAATCTATAACATAATCATACCATTGATTACCAATAATTACTTGATCTCCTTCACCATTAATACCATTAACCTTACCATGAAGTTCCCTAAAGTTAGGATATTTCTCCTTTAATCTTGGTAATACAAAACCAGCAAGTTCATTGGTATTAAAATGTATACCATGAGAACCTGCAAAGAATGGTACGAAACCATCTCCTTTCCAATTCTTAAACTTAACTCCAAACTTAGCAGTAGCATCAAGATCATCTCTGTTCTCAACATGACTGTAATCCACAGTACCAAGTGATGTAGGGAAATTATATAAGGTTGCTTCCCCTACACCTAACGGTGCTATCTGTGGATCATGGATGAGATCTATCTCTGTACCTTCTGGTAATCCATAACATAAATCAAGGGCAGTCAACAAACCTGCTGTACCTGCCCCTACAATACCAATCCTCATTTTTTCTTTTCGTGAACATCGTATGTGATAACGATCTTCTTCCAATAAAGACCAGAACTATCAGCACAATCAGATCTTTCCATCTGTCCACCTAACTCAGCAGTAATCTGTAAGAGTTCTGATATAAGATCACCATGATCCTTATCAGGGGTGATAATAACTTTAGCATCAAGTTCACTATTAGTTGCATTTGGATTTGCTTTCTGTGAATAAGTCATAATTTTCTCCAAGAAATAATAATACGTTCAGTTTGTTCACCCTTCATGTCAAGGGTTTCTTGCTCAAGATTCGACCAGAGACCCAAACGATCTCCTAATCTCACGTAGATCCTCAAAATTCTTCTGCTTAGTACCTCCATCATAAGCCCATGCATATCCTTCAGTAATCATTTGTTCGTTAAGAGAAACGTTTGAATCCCCAATGTATAACCAACCAAGAAGACGACCATACTTACCGACCCCACCATGGAGCTCAGTCCTAATACTAAGCTCGTCAGAACCAGCAAGCGTACCTTCCAACTTATCCTTGAGCCAGTTCGTTGCGTCGATTCCGAGTGCTTTCTCTTCGAGGTCTCTTGTTCTTTTCTCTGGCGTATCAACTCCAGCAATTCTGACTCTCTCTTTTTTGTAGAGGTCAAATCCAAGGTCAATTGTGACATCAATCGTGTCTCCATCTAATACTTTGTTTATCTCCGTCACTCGGAAGTTGTAACAACTCTTCCTCGACGGTGGGGTCATTGCTCCCATCTTCATACTCCATAAGTGTATTATTTAGCATCTCTTCAATAGGAGTTCTGTTCTGTTCCGACTGGTAATTCCTCATCTCCTGAATCATGTGACCGATGTTCAGTGGAGATGTGACTAGCAGTAATGGGGTTAGGGTTCCAATCATCGTATTTAAATATCCAGTATATTGTAACACATACTCCTACTAAAAGTATAGCTATCATAATATTTACACTGTGTACTACTTCCATTAATCATATTCACTCTTGTTGAATATGTATCCATCTTGACTTTTGTTTCTGATAATGATTCTATTGTTCTCATAGTCAGCAGCAAACTCTAGTATGTCCTCATTACTCCACATCATTTCTTCATAGAGTGCATTGAGTTTTGACATGTCCTGCCACAGATCATTTGGTATGTTATCCATGTTTTTGAAAGAACTCCTTCAGTGATGATTGTAATTGACCTTTGTTTTCAGCAGGATAATCAGGTTTGATCCCCTTCATCTTGTTGTAATCGTTGTGCATCGCTTGGAGTAACCATGCCTGTGCTAGTTGTGTCGGTCCCTCTTTCAACAATTGGATTTGAAATTTCGATAGACCAGCTTTCATCTCCAAATACTCCTTTCTCCACGATAAGGGGTTCTCGTTTTGGTTCATCCCAATCCTCCAGTATTTGTTTTGTTTGAGCATCCACATCTCTCATTGTATTTTCTATTTTAACATTAAACCACCACTTTTTCAAATATGCTATAAACCCAAGTGAGAAATTCTTGACAAACCAATTAGGTTGTTTGTGTGCCCATCTCTCTGCCTTAGCATACCAAGGGTCTACCCCCTTACCAAATTGTTTTTCAAATTCAATTTTCATTGTGATACGGATGTGCTAAGTTCTTTCTATCTAATTCATTACGTAGTTGTCTCTCAAGTTCTACCTCCATATTTACTAGAGAATCTTTGAGGTAATGCTCAAATTCATTCTCTTCAATAAGATCATGTAGATGTGCTACATGTTCGAGAGCAAACATTAATTTCGTTTGTAAATTCATCTTCATGCCTTTATCCACTTGGGTACATAAACAAATAATAAAACACAAGACCACCATGTAATTAAGGCAGTAAAATCAATCCACCTTTGGTTCCATGATGTAAATATGAGTCCATTAATAACAGCACCCACCCACACATAATCTAATAGAGAATGAAACTTCTTCCAGTTGTCACCAAAGTTTTTAATAAGTTCCTTTCTCCATTTAGCAAAGAGTGGTGATTGGTGTCGCATAATAACGAACCCCTCATTGAGTACCATCACTGTAAATCCAATCCAAAATATCATAGTTTAAAACCTGCAAATGTATCCTTCTTGACATCTTGTTTGATGCCACCCACTACATATGATTCCACCTCAGTTTCCTGTGGTGCTACTTGTAGTCCTTTAGATGAGATCCAATGGGAAGTCCATGGTAATGGATTGTTCTTAGCAGGTACATCATATATTGGTTTGATACCTATCGCTTTCATACGACGGTTAGCAATCCATTCAACGTACTTTTGTAGAAGTTTCTCATTAAGACCTATCATTGTTCCTTTCTGGAACAAATAATTTGCCCATGCTTTTTCCTCATCTACACACTTCTTGAACATCTCAATTACATTTTCCTCCTCTTCTCTAGCAATCTCTGCAAACTCTGGGTCATCACCGTCACGCCATTTATTAAGGATGTTTTGCGTGATGACAAGATGTTGGTTTTCATCTCTGGCGATGAGAGAGATAATTTTAGCGGATCCCTCCATAAGTTTGAGTTCGCCAAATGCAAACGAGCAAGCGAACGAGACATAAAATCGTATACCTTCGAGGATGTTGACATTAGCAACTGCTTGATAAAGTTTTCTTTTAACATGCTTCATCTCATATGAAGCAAGGAATGAAGCCTGACGGTCTTCTTTCCACAGGTTACCTGTATCCCATTCATGTGCAACATTTATAAAACTATCGTAAGATTCCGTAACACTTGCTGCTCTGCTTAGTATGTTGGGATCTGTAAGGATAGTATCAAATACTTCTGTTACGTCTGGGTACACGTTCTTTATTATGTATGTGTAAGACCTTGAATGAATCATCTCCATAAAAGACCAACACTCCATACATGCTTCCAACTCTGGAAGAGAACAGTATGGTAAAAATGCCATACCAGGAGCACGTCCTTGTACAGAGTCAAGCATGATCTGATACTTCAAGTTAGAAGTAAAGATATGCTTCTGCTCTGGACGTAACTCCTGAAAGTCACCTCTATCTTTCTGAAGGGATACCTCTTCAGGTCTCCAGAAATAACCTAACTGTGTCTTAGTAAGACGTTCAAATATAGGATACTTAAATTCATCATACCTTTGAACTCCTAATGGTTTGCCAAAAAACATAGGTTGTTTAGTAGCATCATGGACTTCAGTATTAAATACTGTCATCCCTTGAAGTTTATTAGATGGCACAGGACTCACACTCCTCTTCAGATGATAGGTCAGCAAGTAAACATTCTACTTTACTCTTTGTTTCTGGCACATCATCGTGCCAACCAACTGGATGTGATGGTTCATCTATCTCATCGGTCTTCATGTCGTTAGTGTTTTGATAGTAAGAGGTCTTCCAACCATACTTGTATGTGGTTAATAGATCTTGTGCCATAACAGATACAGGAACTTCATTGTTCTGATACTGTTCTGGATTATAAGACCAATTACCAGAAATCGCTTGGTCAAAGAACTTTTGCATCACGGAAACAACATTTATATAACCTTTGTTTCCTTTCATATCCCATAACAATGTGTAATTGTTTTTCAATGAACCATATGATGGTACTATCTGTTTAAGTGGTCCTTTCTTTGACTTCTTAATGGATAGATACCCTCTAGGTGGTTCAATACCATTAGTAGCATTACATACCACAGAACTACTTTCGGATGGCATCTGTGCTGACAGTGTAGAGTGTCTGAGACCATGTTCTACAATACTTGATCTCAATTCCTCCCAATCCATCTTCAAATCATTAGGTACTAACTCATCTACGTCCTTCTTGTAAGTATCAATAGGTAAAATACCATCAGCATATTTTGTACGTGAGAAATTACCACATGGTTCTTTCTCTTTAGCAATTTGATTACTTGCCTTTAAAAGATAGTATTGGAATGCCTCAGTAATCTCATGGACTAATCTCCATGCTTCTGGATCCTCATAGTTAGCACCATTTCTAGCAAGATAATGTGCTAACCCTATAAAACCTACCCCAAGAGATCTTCTCGTCTTTGTAGCGTGTTCTGCTGCTGCTACAGGGTACCCCTGATAGTCAATTAACTCTTCCAATCCTCTTACAGATAGGTCACATAATTCTTCTAAGTCATCTAACTTATTAAGTTTACCTATGTTAATAGCAGACAGTATGCATAAAGCAATCTCTCCATTAGCATCATCTATATGATCAATAGGATCTGTAGGTAAAGTAATCTCTTGACATAAGTTACTCATATACACAGGATCTTTGAAAGATGAATGTGTATTACAATGATCTATATTCATGATATAGATACGTCCTGTCTCTGCTCTCTCCTTAAGGAGATCTAATATAAGTTCTTGGGCAGAGATATTCGTTCTCGGAATAGTTTCTTCCCTCTCGTATCGTTCGTAGAGTTCGTCGAAGGCATCAGTACCAAAAGCGTCATAGAGACCAGGAACGTCATGAGGAGAGAATAAACTAATATTTCCACTGGAAATGAATCTTTCATAAAATAATTTACTTAACTGGATGGAGTAGTCGAGTTTTCTGACTCTGTTGTCTTCTGTTCCTTTGTTGTTTTTGAGGACGAGGATGTCTTGTATCTCTTGATGCCAGATAGGAAAATGGACAGTGGCTGACCCTCCTCTAATGCCGTTTTGAGTACAGCATCTAACGGTGCTCTCGAATTTCTTAAGGAAGGGAACAACACCTGTGTGTTGAACTTCTCCACCCCTGATTTTACTGTTGATGCCCCTGATTCTACCTGCGTTAATGCCGATACCAGCCCTCTGTGCGACATATTTGCCAACAGCCATATCACTGCTAAAGATACTATCGAGGGTGTCATCAATATCAACCAGAACACA